GGTCCTTCTCAGCTATTCTTGGAGTCTATATTGATGCCAATTCGACTGCCTATTGACCTGCCGGAAAGACGGAAAGCCAAGGTGGTTGAATCAGTGGATGATGAAGATTGGGCGTAAAACTATGAAAACTGCAACCCTACCAAGAGAAGGAAACTTCGCCCGACTTGAAAACTCAACTGTGCAGGACCGAAGGAGTCTTGCACATAACGGGTATCAAATCACAGGGTCCAATGGTTCCTACTCAATCTACATTCCCCAAGATTGGGCGTTGACTTGGTCCCTCTGTTCTAAGTTGCAATCTTTGGGTTTTGAGATTAGGTCAGGTGGATGAAAATAGAAATTTCTCTCCTTCCCGGTCTCCCAGTTATTGCAGAACATAAAGACAAGGGCTGGACCATTGTTGAAGGAATGCCACAAGCTCAACACGGCATTGATTTGTTTTTCTCCCGGACAATGGCGGGGGAATATTTCCCAACTGTTGAAAGCGAAGGTGATGCACTTGTTAATGCTTTCAATGGTCGGGTGTTGGAAAGCTCAGATGAGGAAGTTGGCGACGAAGAAAATATTGATTATTGAACCTGTTGGATTGTACCAACAATGAAATCAAAAAATTCAGGGTCTTGATTGGCAAATAGAACAGGGTTTTCATAGAGACGTTGGACCCCCATTGTCAAAACTTCGGTCGATGGTCTGTCCGGGTTGTGTTTCCCAGTGTATAAACTGCCCCCCTTTGTCTCCCATTCATCTTCAAAAGCTTCTTCATCCCGTTTGTAGCCCCCGCCTTTCTTTTTCTTCAAGCTAACTGGTTTTTCACCTTTGGCACGTTTTGCAAGGAATGCTTTTGTCTTTTTTGAGATTTCCGGGTGTGCATATTCTATGTCGTGGACAAACTCATGTATTACCACCCCAATTGATGTTCTGTCATTTATGTTGATTGATCTGTCACGGGATGAATAAAAAGCACGGGATTTTTTACCTTTCAAAAATTTCACCCCTACTTTTTGAGGCAGTATGTCTTTATGGACAACGAAAGACAGAAATTCAGTCGCCACCCGTACTGACCCGGACAACCTGTCTTCAACCGTCTTTGTGACTTTCCCAAGAATTGATTCCGGTTCCCCCATTGCTTCAAGATCTTCAAGCCAAAGATTTTGACGTGCCTTTTGGTTCACCTGTCTGGTCAAATCAACAATCGACCGTTCATGTTTGTGAAACTGTTCTGCAAAATGGTTTGCCCCTTGCCGCCTCCGGGCTTTTTTCGCCCAGTTATATTTCGCCCTGAACTCTTCCCGTCTGTCCATTAGGTCTTCAATTTTTTTAACTTCTTCAGAGGAAAGAAGAGAAGCAACCTTCTCCCGCTTTTGCACATTGGACGGGGGTGATTGATCACCAACATTTTTGGTCGTCTTTTGTGACTTGTCACGTTTTCGGGGTGTCACCGGGGCGGAATCTCCGAACGCCTTTTTGAAGGCATTTGGTTCTTTCGCCTTCATCTCGTCCAAAGTCAAAGGTTCAAAGTTCCGGTCAAATTGCAGATCCCGGAACCGTGCCGGGGACAACCCGCCATCTAAGAACAACTTTGCCCGTTTCTCTCCCAAGGCATCAATCACCGTTTGACGGTCCTGTTTCTTCAACCAGTCGTAATAATTGTCCTTTGCCGACACAGGACCAAATTCGGCGGATCTGGTCGCCCCTTCGTCAAGGAAATCGTATTTTGGGTTCGTCACCGGGACAGTCGTTGAACGACAGTTTGGATGGATCGGCGGAATCGGTCCTTTTTCAAATTCAAATTTGCGACCGTCCAAAGACTTGCATTGGGAAGATGTCTTGCGGTCCAAAGTGGACAGCCATTCATAGCCCCGGACGACCTTGCTGTTCTTTTGCCAAATCTCCATCCGGGCAGAACTTGCAACGTGTTGGACCGATGTTCTGACAACCGTTGAAGCATTCCGGCGGGATATGTTCAAGATCCCGTCTTTATATCCATTTGCCTTGGTCCCGATAATACGGCGGACAGCTTGTTGGTTTGTCTCCCCCTGCGACCATGCCAAGCGGATGACATCAGAAACCCGTTTCGACTCTATCTGGGTGAAATCCTTCTGCCAAGATGCCAAGAGATCCCCATTGACAGAAAGGGGACGTTTCAGGATGGCACGTTGCAGATCTATCTTGGTGAACTTTGCCAGTTTGGTCCCCCTCAGATCAATGAATTTCCCCAATGCTTCAAGTTCCTGTTCTTGTGTCAATTGGGCGATACCTGACAAACCAATGGCGAAGTCGTCCATGTAGGAAGAGAAAACCTTGATTTGGTCCTCTTTCAGATCCCGGATGAAACTTTCCAGTTTTTGCCGGGGTAAAGATTCAAATTCATCATCCAGTTCGATGAATGCCGACCGGATCAATTTTTCAATCTCTTTGAATGCCTCGTTGAAGTCCCGGAATTGCCCGGACTTGATCCGCTCCAGCAGGACTTGCCGTTTGATTGCCAGATCTAAATAGTTGCTTGCCATCAACTGAATCTCTCAATTGCGAACTTCAAGGCAACCACAATTCCGAACCCAAGGGAGACCCGGACAAATAGTTGGTGAATCGCCTTATCAGTCTTGTCGGCGAAAGGTCGGAAAGTCCCCTCTTTGAATTTGTAAAGGTCTTCCCGGTGATCCTTCTCCTGTTCTTTGACGTTGCGAACGTCTGTTTCCAACGCCGCCAACCGTTCTTCAACTGTTGGTCTCTCACTCACGTTTCATTTCCAATGCTTCAATTCGGATTGAATGACTCTGAACCAATTGTTGCAACCACTGCGGGGGGTATTTTTCAGAGATCTTGTCGAAAACTCTCTGCTCCAGTTTGGTCATTGCCAAATCCACTTCTGCCCGTGTGTAGGTGTCAGCACTCTTGGTCAGGTACTCAAGCTGTTGGGTGATTAACTTCTGATTGGTGGAAACCTCATTGAGTGATTGTACAACCCAAATGTTGAAGCCAACGATGAAAGGGAAGCCGAAAGCAAAAACGGTAATGGATGCCCTGAAAAGGATGGACCATTTACCATTTAGGGAACCGATGCGGTGATCCCTCTTTATTTCTTCCAAAACCTCTTCAGTTTCTTTTTCCATGTCTATATTTCCCCGGTTGGGTTGTCTCCGGCGATGGATGCCTTTGCAATCTCATCATCCGTCAGTTTTGCCCCTTTTCTCCGGGCGTTGTCCCGGACTTCCTCCAATGAGAAAATCCCTTTGAAGTATCCGTCGGTGAACTCTTGGGCAGTCAGACCCCCGAAATCATATTCGGTGTTCAATTCGACCTTCACATTGCCAGAAGGTTCATTCAAGAACTCTTCGGCGATTGTGAACGCCTGAACATAGCCGGAAGAGACGTTATTGGCTATACTGGACAGGACGGACACCTCCCCGGTTTTGTCCAACCCGGCTTCAAATGCGGTCTTTTCAACAGTCTGGGCTTCAATGAGTCTTCCCCCAATCGCCTTCATCTGCTCGACTTTGTCTTTCATCAACTCAGAAGACATCGTCGTCGAATTGGCCTGAAGCATCTCCGCCTTACCGCCTTGGGGTAAAAGAAGGGCATTCCCACCACCGAAAAAGATCCCGTTTTTGAAGAATCTGTCCGCCCATTCTTCAGTCAACCCGGAGATGGCGATTCCGGTTTGCCCTTCATGGAATGCCGACCATTCAACATCCGCTGAATTTTGATAGTGGGCGATGTTTGTGTTCGCCAAATCTATCAGCGGCGGACGATCAACCCGTTCGTCGTTGTTCTCTGACCCAAGGAAAATAAAAGGGATATATCCCAAAGGTCTCCGGTCGTATCGGAAAATGAACCGCTTGGGTTCCACAATCTCAAATTGAACCTTCCCATTCTTCCTTGATCCTTCGACCTCCCCATAGACTTCGACCGAAACCGCCGGGATGGATTCTTCAGAGTTTTCAAGTTGTATCTGCTCCCAGCGGTAAACTCTCCAACGGTCTTCAAACTTCTTTTCAAATTCATCAATGGCAATCTCTTCCTGTTCAAAGAGAACCAAAGTTTGCAGTTGTTTGTTTCCGGTCTTCCGGTCAACTGCCATCGTCCAGTTGATGACCTGCTCTGGTTGGTAAAAAAGAATTTTGGGCTTCAACCCCCCATTTTCCAAGTCTGCCTTGGTGACGACTTCCCCTTCTTCAATGGTTGGGAAATCGACAAGCAACCCGGAACGCCCGAAACCCAGAACGTCACCAAGAACCGCCTTGGCTTGCTGTTCAAATGTGGTCCCTGCCCCGTCGATGTCTCCCGCCATCATTTGGATGGAGTCCGGCAATTCAAATTTTGTTTCACGGATGAAGACCTCCCCGGTCAACTCTTCAACGGTCCGCCCGGTGACGTTGAAGAATCTCGCCCGTGCAAGATATTTCTCGTTGATCGCCTCATTTTCAACCGTGTCGGGGCTTGCAAGGATTTCGGGCAGGTAGGTCTTGCCGCCTTCTTTGATTGCTCTCTGTCCGGCGATGCAGTCCCGGATCAACGCCCAATCCGGCATTCTTTCAAGGACTTCCGGGCGAATATATCCCACATTGGGGGTCTTCTTTTCTTCTGCCATGGTCGGGTGATTGAAAGGTTGTTTGCCCCAAAGTCGATCCTCTTTTCTGGTTGCAAGAAATTTCTGGTCTTATATTTCGTCAGGAATGAAAGAAAAACTGATCAATGGACAGAGACCTTGCCATTTTATCGGCGGCTTGAAAACTGCCCAACTTGACGACTCGAAATGGGAGATCCTGCTTGACGATTTCCAATGGGAATATGGAGCGGATACCCCGATCAATGTTCCGGCGGGGGTTGTGTCAGATGGCGGGCCAAGTGTCCCACCTTACCCAGTCTTCTTGCTTGGTGGTCTGGTTGCCGGGGTGGTCGGTGGTGGTCTCCTCTGGTTGTTTGCTTTCCCTTGGTTGTCTTCGCTCCCAGTTCTGTCCCTCTGTGCCATATTGGGGGTTCTCCTTGGTGGTTTAATCCGTTACCGAATCCGCCCGTCTGTCTTCAAAATCGTCGGGTATCTTCACGACTATCTCCGGGTTTTGTTGACAACTGGAAATGCAACCACAGATGCCATGTTGAGGGACGCCGCCTATTGGAACCGCCCGGACAAACTCACTCCTTTTGATGCCTGGTTGATTTATCTTGGGGTCAGGATCGGGACTCACACCGGGTTCAAATCTGAACCACCCCAATCCGTCATCGACGATGCAATCAAAGTTTTCGCCAAGCATTTAGGCGTTGAACCCTCCGAAGTCGAATTCATCCCGGAAACGTCTTTGGTCAAACTCAAAACACACCATGAAAAATAAACTGATCACCCTTGCCGCCCTTGCGGTCCTAACAACTTCAACCGGATGCGGGCTGACCTCCATCTCGCTTGCGGATGGAATCATCAAATTTGAGGCAAACTTGCCGGATGGCAAAACCGGGAAGTAAAAAGACCCGCACCGGGTTCTCCCAATACGGGTCAAAGCGAAACCCCACCGGGACCAAAACCGGTGGGGTTTCTTGTTTACCTTCCCTGCTTTGAGAAACCAAGAAAACCAGTAATATGACCTCCCCAAGGAAAATTTTTTCATTTTTTTTGCAAGATTGGATTGACACAACCAAAATATTTGGCCATCTTAAAAACCATGTTCACCTTCACCCGCATTCTTCTCTCTGGTCAAGAGACCGAAAAAGTTCACCTCAACAACCGTTTGGGAGTTGAAGAACACGTTGCCAGTGTCATCAATCGGGTCCAACGGTTCCGGTTGGTCAACGATGCAACCGGGCAATCAAAAGTTTTTGATTTCAACGGGGGACAATTCGTGGAAATCCAGTTGTAAACCCCGCAAACTTTCAAGCCCCACTGGGAACGGTGGGGCTTTTTTGTGTCACCTTGCCCTCGTCGTCTTGATGTCCTGAATCATCGCAGGTCTGTCCTCCAAAACCATATATCTTGTTTCGTCCCAGACGTGGTCCTCTGCATCGGTGTCAACATCGTCCGGGTCGTCTTCATCCCTTGGCAAATAGGGGACCGTCTGGATGAACTCATCACAGTTGTCCATCACATAGAACCCTTTACCTTCTCCGGTCACAGAGGACGCCAGCATCGACTTGAACATTTCCAACCCATTCTTTCTTGATCCTGGTTTTTTGTCCGCCGGAATCCATTTGATCCCTTCTTCCTCCATCTTGGAAGCAATCGACCCACTTTCCTTTTCAGTCACGGCGTAGATTTGAGAGTCGGCGGGACCAGGTCGGAACCTGGATTGAACCCAACCATTTTTCAAGAGCGATTCTCCCCGTTCCCGGATCTTCCGGGCGACCTTCTTTGCTTCCCAACCAACACCTTTATTCGTTCCATAGGCGGGGACAAACTGCCCGGAACCCGTCTTTGTGGTCAGTACACCATAAAGACCTGCGACCCGGATCAAAGACCCTTTCTTGGGGCAAAACTTCTTTCCATTTGGCAAGGTCACTTCTTCACCGTTGGCAATCGCCCAGAACCCGGTTGAGAAAGGATGAGAAGACCCCCAGTCGAAAGACCGGGCCAACTTCCAAGATGCAGGGACTTTGAACCGGGGAATGATGTGAGTCCGGGGTTCCCAAAAACCATCTAAAGCCCCGCCGGAGGCAACCGCCCAGTCGCCACCTAGCCAGGCTTTGCGCTTGTTCGGGTCCCGGATTGCGTCCAATTCTGCCACATATTCCGGGGTCAAATAACGGTTCTCCCGGTAGGAACCAAAGATGTGAACTTGGCTTTTCTTGATCTCTTCTTTGCGTTGGGTCCGCGGATTGAAAACTGTGGCCTTGGTAATATAGGGGACACCGACGGGGGATCTGTCGATGATGTCCCGTTTGACCCAATTATGACCAGGTCCATGCGGATTGGTAGTGGAGAAGACAATCAATGGGATCGGCGGCAAAAAATGTTTCAGGATGTCTTTGGGGATCGGGTCACCACAGTCCCGGTAAAAGTTTGCCTCATCCAAAATCGACTTCGGGACGTTTGGGGAGTGTTCAATGGAATCAAAGCCGGAACGGTTGCAAGACATCATCAAATCATAAAGTTCCCGTGTTGGGTACATCGTCAGCTCATTCCAACCGATAAAAGGGTATTCGTGTCCATGGTACGCTTCATAGTCGGATGCCCGTTTGATATGCCGGAATAAAAGTTCCTCTCCACCAGGAAAAACCCATTTGTATTGATCTTTGGATGACTTCCATTCCGCCCCTTCAAAAACCTTTGGGAAGAATCTTTGTGACTTCGAAATGATGTCATCAAGATTTTTGTACGTCCGGCCAAAGATGACACCCCGCCAAAACTTCCCATAACCTTTGTCCACATAGGCGGCAAATTTTCCCAACTGTCCCTCCGTTTTTCCCGGTCCCCGTGTCCCGTGGTATAAAATCCGGTCAAAAGGACAGGCGATTGCCAATGACTGAGATCCCGGAAGAGGTTTCCAGACCTCTTTTGCTTGGACCTTGAATTTTTGACGACTAGGAATTTTGGCAATCAAAACAGGTGTCTATATGGGCCAAGTCCGGGGTGTTGAATGTGACATGTCACAAACCAACAGGAACCCGGATTTTGAATTTGGCATTGAGTAATGGGTGACTTCTCGCCCCGGTGATCAGATCTTGACCTTCATTCAGATTGATCTTCCGCCAACGTCGTCCCTGCCAATAAAATACATTGCCGGGCCGGATCTCCTCCCAACCAACGGTTTTCAATTTTGTTTTCTCCTCAGTTTTCATGGTTTGTCGAAATGGAAGTCAAATTCTTGTTGGGGGGGGACTTCTTGTTATGTTTGGTTCCTATTTTATCCCAGATCGGACTCTTGCGGTATTTGTCCAGAAATCCGGGCGTTTGTCGGTGTTGGTCGCCTTTCCCGCCATGTGTGGCACGGTCGGCAGCACGGTCGTTTTTGTTGATTGATGGCATTAGTTTTCAAGGTTTGTATTCAAAATATTCTGCTTCGAAATCCATTTTGTTGATCCAAGTTGGTTCCCCGTCTTTGATCACTTCGTAACCGGGGGCAACGCCTTGCGGTTTCTTTACCCCAAAATGTTTTTTGAAGAATCTGTCCCTCATCATCGGTCTTGCAAGGACCAAAGAGGTTGTTTTGGGGGCGTAGGTTTTCAAGGTTTGGTTTGTATTCAAAATAGTTGTGTTCAAAGAAGTTAACACCTTTCGGATGCGTTCTATCTCGTCTTCTCGTAGTTTGGCTTTCCCACGTCTCACGTCGGCAAGTCGGCCCTTAGATAGTTCTGCATCCTTTTCGAGTTCGGACGCGTTCAAAAGCCGCAAGCGTGCGAGCAGCCATTCTCTGGATAGCTTACGTGGCATATTCAGGTCGCGACTATCCAGCCATACCATTTGCGTTTTATCATTGCCTTTATGCCACACGAGCGAAGCCGTTTAACCTCACGCATGGCATTCTCCCACGAAAATGGGGTTAAGTAGTTGACGCAAAATCCTTCATCCATATCAAAGCCCGGCTTTCTTCGTTCGTTCAGCCTTCTTGTCTATTTCCTCGATTGATCACCTCACAACGATTTCAAGCTGCGACCGCTCACCAAGTTGGTGTAGCTGGTGGGTTATCTCATTGGCGTATTGCCGTAGTTCGTTTGCTTGGTTACTCATAGTTTCTTTTTAGGACTTCTAGTCTTGTGATTCTGGCATAATGGACGCGTTTTGAACATTCGGGCCGCGATCTCATTTTTCTGATTTCTTCCCTTATGCTACATATTGAGCATTCGATCAATTCTCTCGCTTTTGCATATTCTCGCTTTCTGAAGTTCACCCGTTTTTTCCAGCCACCTTTTATGTTCTGAGCGGTTCGATCAATTTCTTCCTTAGTTTTCAGTTTCGACCGCATAGCCCTCTTTGACTCCGTAGTATTTAGCCACGCTCCCAAAGCACTTGAACGGTATTAGGTTCCCCATCTCGTACTGGACTGAGCTGTAATTCTTCGCGTATTCGATTGCCTCTTCTTTGGTTGGGAATGTCTTGATCATGCCCTTACTATCTATAATCTGATGGATTCCGTCAAGTCCTATTTCCATAAATTTATGGAAAACGAAAGAAAAGTGAACAAGTCACTGGGTACAACTCCGTTCATCGCTCTTTTGTCACTCTTCACTATGCGTGTCAGTCCGGGGCTCACTTCAAATTCTGTCTCCTCAATCCAATACGGCTTCCCATCTTCTGATCAGACATCAATTGTTTCCTCAATGAGTTTCTGTTGCTGTTTTTCGGCAATGGCCAACCACTCTTCATCGTTCGCCGTCATCGGGACCACCATAACACCGCCACGGTGTTCCACTTGGACTTTCTGGGGTTGGTCATAACCCCGCATACGACT